AATGGCTCTGTAGCCGCACCCAGAGGCCTGGAGACACGAGAGATTGAGGATGTAACAATTTATATCAATAACATCTATGCGGCCCTCCCAGTAGGTGTAAACAGAGGCACGGTCTCTGGAATTGGTGCTGTTGAAGCATGCCAAATCTTGTCTGGAATGAGTAGGCCAAAGCTTGTTGTAGCTGTCGGTCCTCAGTTCATTAACTACACCGAAGACAGTGGATTCTTCCATGGATCTTACGGAACTAGAACACGCGGCCAGTACGACGTTGTCATCGACAGACTTCGTAACGACTCTGACTCTCGTCAAGGTGTAGTCACTTTATGGAACCCAGAACTTGATTGTCTTCCAGGTAAGAAAGACTACCCGTGTACAGTGATGCACCAATTCCGCATTCGCAATAACAAACTCAACATGAGTGTGTATATGCGGTCAAACGATGTATGGCTTGGCTCAGCATATGACTTCTTTCAGTTCACTCGCGTACAACTTGCTATGTGTTCTGTACTTGGTATCGAGCCTGGTACATATGCTCACCATGTCGGATCTCTTCACATTTACGAGAATAATTATGAAGCCGCTGGTAAACTCAAAAAAACTTCTAATGTCGAAGAACAGCCGTATATTACTGGCAGAACATGGCGTGAAGTAGAATCATCTGCTCATTTAGCTATGGACGCAGTTGATAATAGATCTCTGAAGTCCAAGCTTACAGCGAGTGAGCTATGGTTTACTGAAGCCATGTGTACTGCTGTCGATAAGAACATTCTAAAAGGAGAAATCAAATGAGCGGCGATGAAAATTACACAAGTCCGCTTCGCGCAGCGGCAATACAAATGCATGAGTTATACAGCGAATTGCGCGCTGCAGGATTTACACGAACTGAAGCAATGGAATTGATTGCCAAGACAATGGCAACAGCAGTTGGTGAAATGCAGAGAAACGAAGAAGACGAGTGACAGACACGCGGCCTTCGTGGGATAGCGTATGGCTTGACGTTGCTAGAACTATTAGCAAGAGATCGCGATGCTCCAGAGCTCTGATGGGTTCTGTCATTATCTCTAAGGATCAGAGAATTGCTGCCACTGGCTACAATGGCCCAGCAGCAACACTTCCTCAAGAAGGCGAATGCATTAACTGGTGCCCGCGTGCGCAAGGCATCGCACCGCTAGATAACATGTACGATGCGTGTCCGTCAATCCACGCAGAAGCTAATGCGCTTTTGTATGTTGACCGTTCACGTATCGAAGGCGGAACTATATACATAGTAAGTCCGCCATGTATGCAGTGTGCTAAACTCATATCAAACTCTGGAATTGCACGAGTTGTTTGCGAGATTGGCGAGTCTGATAAACACCGCAAGCCTGAAGACGCAATTCAATATCTTCGACAGTGTGGTATACTTGTAACCTCTGTTGACAGAGAGACGCTAGAAGAAACGACACACGCATGACAACACCAGATCTTTCAGGAGTGCAGCTTCACTTAGTTGACAGCGCGCAGAAAGCAAATGACTTTTTACATTGGATAAGCCAACGTCGCCCGTACGATGCGCTATCAGTTGATACTGAAACAGGAGAGCTTCCAGGTAATCCGCGCACAGATGCATTTTCTCCATGGCACGGTCGTCTTCGTTTAGTTCAGGTCGGCGACGGCGAGCAGGGCTGGTCTATTCCGTGGGACGAATGGAAAGGTGTCTTCTACGAGGCGATGGATAAGTTTGATGGTCCTATCATCTGCCATAACATTGCGTTCGAAGCTCGCTGGTTTGCAGTGCAGTCTCGTTGGGAACTTCCTTGGCATCGTGCGCATGACACGATGATCATGGCACACATTATTGATCCACTTGGGTCCGGCGCTCTCAAGCGTCTTGCTGCACTACATGTTGACAGTCGCGCTGTTGCATTACAAGAAACGCTTGACACTGAACTTGCTAAGAATGGCTGGACATGGGGAACTGTTCCTATTGACTTCCAACCTTATTGGTCATATGGCGCACTTGACTGTATTCTTACGACGCGTCTATGGGAAATGTTTTATAAGCAATGCGGGCCAGATGGACCGTACAGCAGGCCATATGAACTCGAGATGGCTACACGACGAATTGTTACTCGTATGGAACTCAATGGCGCTCGCATTGACCTTGACTACTCACAGAGAAAGTTTGACGAGCTAACTACGTATAGCGACTCAGTTAAGACATGGGCAAAGCAAACATACGGTGGTACATCTATAACTAGCAACCAGCAATTGGTTCGTTTGTTTGAAAGTCTTGGTGCAAATATTACTGAGTTTACTCCGACAGGGCAAAAGTCTTGCACCAAAGATCAACTTAAGATGCTGATGCTCGATGAGAATAAAGAAATTGCTAACCTAGCAGACGTCGCACTGAAGCAGCGCAAAGCAGACAAACTTGCCAATACGTACTTCTCTAACTTCCTCACTGAGTCAAGCAATGGCATAGTTCATCCGTCTGTTCGTACTCTTGGTGCTCGCACTAGTCGTATGTCAATTACTAATCCAGCGCTTCAGACTTTGCCTAAAGGAGACAATGTAGTTCGCAGCGCGTTTATTCCAAAAGACGATGATCACGTAATCGTAACAAGCGACCTTGATCAGGTTGAGTTTAGAATGTTTGCCAGTCTGTCTCAAGATCCAAACCTCATTGGCTTGTTTAATCTTGCTGATGCTACTGGCTCTGATCCATTTACTGAGATTGGCCGTGAAGTATACGAAGACCCGAGTATGCAAAAGTCTGACAAGCGACGCGGTCTTATTAAGTCAATGGTCTATGGTCGTCTGTACGGAGCTGGTGTTGCTAAGCAGGCACTTACAGCCGGCGTTCATGAAGTCCAGATGAAGCATACTTCAGACGCGTTTGATAGCAGATTCCCTGGCATGGCTTTCTTCCAAAAGCAAATTGAAGACGTCGGTATGCGACGCACTAGAGCTGAAGGTCAAGGCTATGTATATACATGGACAGGTCGTAGACTCCCATGTGATGATAATCGCGTATACACTTTGGTTAACTACTTAATTCAAGGCGGTGCCGCTGAAGTGTTTAAGAGTAATCTTGTAAAACTAGATCAAGCAGATCTTACTGAGCTACTTATTGTGCCAGTACATGACGAAATCGTTCTCAATGCTCCTCGCAAGGACGCTGAAGAAATCAAGCGTATTGTAAAAGAATGCATGACAACTACAGAAGGCTGGGCAGTTCCTCTAACAGCAGACGTAGATGGTCCACTAGAGAACTGGGGAGACAAGTACTAATGACAAATAAGATTATTCTTGCTGTAGACCCTGGAAAAGCCAGCGGCATTTGTACTTTTTCTACTGCTGACGGACAAGAACCTGTTCTTGAAAAGTCTGGAGAGTATCAGCTCCGTGAATACCACATTCCAATCTACGAAACAATCAAGTATGCTCAAGCAATGAATATGAAGATTGACATTGTGTGTGAGCGATTCATCATTAACGCGCAGACGGTCCGCAATAGTCAAGCTCCATTTAGCCTTGAGCAAATTGGAGTTCTCAAGTACATCATGCTTGATTGTGGTATTGACCCAGATGAGTTGATCTTTCAGTCACCATCTGACGCCAAGAAAATGTTCCCTAATGAAACTCTAAAGAAACTTGAATACTGGCATAAAGGCGGCGAAGGTCACGCATTAGACGCTGTACGCCATGGTCTTCTTCGTTTAGTAAAAACTGGCTGGAAGCCAATGCGACTTCTGCAGTAATTATAATGTACTAAGAAAGAATTTGTTGACAGTTGGCACATTTCCTCTTAGTACCTGGTATAGTATGAAACGACACAACGATAACGAAAGGCCCAATAGTGGCAGTAGCAGTAGAAGTGAACGACACAAAGGACGCGATTACTATCGCAACGGAGTGGCGTTTTAAGGAACTCTGTAAGAGTATCCCAGGCGCAGCATGGTCTGCAAAAGAGCAACGATGGAAAGCTCCATTAAGCTGGGCTACTTGTCTTGCTCTTCGTTCCACTTTTAAGGACGCTCTTCAGATTGGACCAGGTCTTGCTGATTGGGCACAAAACGAATTGGTTACACGAGTTACTCCAGCCAATGAGCTTAGAGACTTGGAAGACGCTGAAGGCGATCAAGATCTATTCCCTCATCAGCGTGCTGGTGTAGCCTTCCTTGCCACTGCTCGCAGAGCTCTTCTTGCTGACGAGCCTGGTCTTGGAAAGACAGCACAGACTATCCGCGCTCTTAAGAAGTTAAAAGAGACCGAGCAAGTATTCCCTGCTCTTATTGTTTGCCCAAACACGCTTAAGAAAAACTGGAAGCGTGAGTTTGGAATGTGGTGGCCTGATGTTCGGGTAACTGTTATTACAGGCTCGGCAGCACAGCGGCGCAAGCAGTTCGAAGAAGACACCGATGTATTTGTTATTAACTGGGAATCCCTGCGTTCTCATTCGCGACTTGCTCCTTACGGCTCTGTAGCTTTGGCGCGCTGTCCACAGTGCGGCGGCCATGATGAAAAAGTAACAGAGAATCGCTGCGAAGTGCATGTGCGTGAACTCAATACAATTGATTTCAAAGCAGTAGTCGCAGACGAAATCCATCGCTCTAAAGAACCTAAATCAAAGCAGACCCGTGCTCTCTGGGCAGCGACTGGTGATGCTGATATTCGTTATGCACTAACTGGTACGCCAATTGCTAACAATGTTCTCGATCTTTGGTCTATTCTTCACTGGCTGTCGCCAACTGAGTGGCCAAGTAAGACACGCTGGATTGATCGCATGGTAGACACAATGCTGAATGCCTTTGGCGGAATGCTTGTAATTGGCGTAAAGCCTCACATGAACGATGAATTCTACGCAGCTGTACACCCTCGTATGCGCCGAATGCTTAAAGCACGCGTACTTCCATGGCTTCCACCAGTTATGAAAGAACGCCGTGATGTTGAGATGTCAACGAAGCAGGCAAAGGCATACAAGCAAATGCGTGATCTAATGATTGCTGAACTTGATGGCGGTGAAGCTCTCACAGCACCGAGTCCGCTTACGCAGACGACTAGACTTCTTCAATTCTCTAGTTCATACGCTGAAATAGATGTCGATGAGATGACTGGCGAAATGAAAGCTCTTCTTGCTGAACCTTCGTGCAAGGTAGATGCTCTCATGGACGATATCTCAAGTGGTGACTTTGGAGACGACTCGGTTGCGGTCTGCGCAGTGTCTCGCCAATTGATTGACTTACTAAGTGCCGCAATGATAAAGGCAAAGATTCCTCATGGGTTAATTACTGGCGCACAGGACGAAGATGAGCGACAGAAAGCCGTTGATGACTTCCAGTCTGGAAAAATTAAGTGGATCCTGTTTACTGCTCAAGCAGGTGGTGTCGGTATTACACTTACAGCCGCACGACGTCTTGTCATGCTTCAACGTCCATGGTCGCTTGTTGATTACAAACAAGCACTTGACCGTGTGCATCGTATTGGTAGCGAAATCCATGACAGCATTGTCATTATGGACTACGTCACCGAAGGAACTATTGAAGAACGAGTAATTCAAGTACTCGATAGCAAAGCAGACAATTTTGAACAAATTGTTCGCGATAAAGCTCAACTAGCAAAAATGCTCAGAGACGACAAGGCAGGGACATTATGAGTTTGTTTGAAACACAGGAACTAGCGGTACCAGTAGAAATACGTACTGGGCCAATCAAAATATCTAACTCAGAGATTCAGACATTTAAGGACTGTCGCCGTAAGTGGTGGCTTACTTACTACCGTCGTCTTCAACCTCAAAGTCAGAATATGACTGGCGCATTGGCGCTCGGTTCTAGAATTCACGGTGCATTGGATCTTTACTACTCAACTGAGACTCCACTTCTAGAGGCTCACTCTCAGCTAGTGCAAATCGACAAACAAATACTCATTGACAGCTATCGCGATACAAGTGATCTTGATAGCGAAGCAGAACTTGGTCGCATTATGCTTGAAGGATATCTCGATTGGGTAAACGAGAACGGTATTGATGCCGAACTTGAAATGATCTCAACAGAAGAAATTATCTCAATGCCTATGTTTGAAGGTGAAGTAGAGCTTCAAGGTAAGTTAGACATGCGAGTTCGTCGCAAGGGCGACGGTGTCCGTATGTTCCGCGACTTTAAGACTGTCGGTGGATCATTTACTGAGTTCGCAAGTCTTGCTCATATGAATGAGCAAATCCTTACTTATATGCTTTTAGAAGCGGCGCAGAACAAAGAAGGCGAGCGCTCTGATGGTGGCATCTTTACAATGCTTAAGAAAGTTAAGCGTACAGCAAATGCTAAGCCGCCATTCTATGAGCAGATGGAAGTGCGTCATAACACTTTTGCACTTAGGTCTTTTTGGTCACGTATTCATGGAACTGTTGCCGATATGCTTACCGTCCGAAAAGCTCTTAATGAAGGTGGAGATCACCACTATGTCGTGTATCCAAGACCAAGCAGAGATTGCAAGTGGAAGTGCCAGTTCTTTGCTATTTGCCCACTGTTTGACGACGGCAGCGCCGCTGAACAAGCAATTAGCGAGATGTATGTAGTCGACGACCCGTATGGCTACTACAAACCAACAACAGAGATGAAAGGAAGTGAGTGACAATGTCCAATGTACAACGCTCTTTGACCATGATGGTCTATGGCGAATCAAAGGTCGGTAAATCAACGTTTGCCGTCACAGCACCATACCCCCGTCTCATGCTTGACGTCGAAGGTGGACACAGGTTCCTCCCTATCGTCGTTAAGTATTGGGACCCACTACGAGAGGAGCCACCTATCGCAGACGGAACATGGGACACATGTGTCGTCAATGTTACCGAATACGACACGGTGCTCAAAGCGTACCAGTGGCTACAACTTGGAAAGCACCAGTTCAAGTCTTTAATTATTGACTCGGTATCTGAGCTTCAAGTTAAATGCATGGATAACATTGCTGGTACAAATCAAATGCAAATGCAGCAATGGGGCGAACTTCTTCGTCACATGGGTGCGTTGCTACGCGATTTGCGAGATCTTACGATGCACGCAACTAATCCACTCGAAGCCGTTGTACTTACTGCAATGGCTCGCTCGAGTCAAGACGGTAGAGCTCGTCCTTACTTGCAAGGTCAACTTGCAATTCAGGCGCCCTACTTCTACGATATTCTTGGAGCAATCACTGTTGAGGAGTTCCCAAGTGGAGATCCGACGCAGGGACCATTCAAGGCACGCCGAATGTACGTTGAGCGCACGAACCAGTATGAAGCTGGCGAACGTGTTCAAGGTAGACTCGGCAAAATAGTTGAGCAAGGCGATCTAAGTATTGAACGCATGCTTGACATAGTATTTGGTCCACGACCTGAACCAACAACATCCACCAACAACAAATAACACAAGAAAGACAAGGTACACATTATGAGTACACTCAACTGGGGAGACCTAGTAAAAGACGCCGGTGATGTCGGCAGCTATGATCCACTTCCGGACGGCGACTACGACCTCACGGTTGTTGAAGCTACCGCAAAGGTATCTCAGTCAGGTAAGACAATGTTTGCAATTAAGGCTCAGGTTCAAACCGGTGCTCATGCAAAGCGTCTTGTTTGGGACAACCTCGTTGTTTCAACTGACAATCCAACAGCACTCGGAATCTTCTTCCGCAAGATGAACTCACTTGGTCTCGGCCGTGAGTTCTTCGCAACAAGCCCAAGCAATGCACAAATTGAACAAGCACTTCAGGGTCGCAATGTTCGTGCGCAGGTTGGATCACGCACATGGCAAGGCCAAAAGAAAAACGAGATCAAGGCGTACTACAGCGTAGTTGGTGCAGCAACAGCAGCACCTGCTCCTGCTCCAGCCGCAGCCGCTCCTGCGCCCGCACCAGCGCCCGCACCAGCACCTGCGCCCGCTCCAGCACCGGCTCCAGTAGCAGAAGCACCAGCAGCAGCGCCAGCATCTCCGTTCTGATTTTCAGAACGCGAATCTAGTAATATGAATGAGCGGGTGTCGTAATTGATGCCCGCTCATTTACTTAAACCATAGGAGAGGAACCATGGCAATTAAAATTCTAATGACCGGCTACACGGCTCAACACATCGGATCTCAAAGAAAACTAGTCAAGTATGGCTCAGTTGCAGACTTGTTTGCTGAAGTGCTACGCGACGGCGGCTGCGAAGTCGATCATCGTAGAGCAATGCCTGATGAGGATATCTCAGGCTACGATTTGATTCTCTGTGGGCAGATTTCTCTGTCTGCACTCGGATCAACATACGCGTACGGCGCACTTGATGTTGTTGCGCGCGCAAAAGAAAACGGCTGCGGTTTGATGTTTTACATCGATGATTGGCAGACGCACAACTTGATTACAAGTTTGAAGACTATTAACAAAGATAGCAATAGACTCGTTCGTGAAAGTCTTGGGTCGGCACGTGCTGATCTCCCGTGGGCACGAGCAAACGTAGACAAAATCTTTCCAGTAGCGCAAGCGCTATTGCACAACCCTTGGCCGATTACACTTGTTCCTAAGTTTACTTGGGGTGACGGTTCAAAGGTTACACATACACTTACATCACGCGAGTGGTGCTATGCAGACCTCAGCCCATATGCTGAAGAATTCAATACACCTATTCCAAGTGACGACATTCGATCAAAGCAGTGGATTCTTGGAGTGTTGTCTGATCAGCACAAGTGGTTAGAAAAGATGGGTCTGTCATGGCCTGTTGAATACATTGGCGGTCGCGCAAGTAAAGCAGATACCAAACTTACAGAGCGCGAACTTGTAGAACGTTACGCAAACTCGTGGGGCGTCTTGTCGCCAAAGTATCCGCATGCCGGCAGTGGCTGGTGGCGTAACCGCTTTGTGTATACTGCACGCACACGATCAATCATGCTTGCTGATCCAGCAGAAGTTGCTCCGCTTGGCGGACCATTCTTGGTTAAAGCCTCTGAAGTAGAAGCAATGAATGGCTCACAGTTAAGAGAGCTTGCAGATGCTCAGCACGATACGTTCTTTGCGGCTCAGGCAACTAAGGAACAACTTATTGAAACAGTTATGAGTGCAGTTCACCGAGCATTAGCAGAGGTCAAATAGCAGTGAAGAAAAAAGTATTAGTCACTGGAATGACTGCACAACAGCATTCATCCGCAGTAGCTAATCGTTCACTGTCGTTTGCCGGATCACTTGCTAAGTGCTTAGAGCGTCTAGAGTATGAAGTCCACTTTGCAGAACCGTCTGTGGAGTGGAACTCATTCTTTCTTGAAGAATATTCTAAAGTCTTTGTCGGTGTTGCGCCAGCACTCAGTGTAACATCAAACTCTACATACGGAGCTTTGTCAACTATAGCTACGCTTGCTGACAATGAAAAGCTAGGTTTATTTATCGATGGCCCAGAACCGTGGAAGATATTTGCTAACTTAAGAGCGATTGAAAAGGACGGCACAAAATTGATTAAGCCGTTCTATTCAAGAAGAAAAGGGTACAGCGCAGTTATAAAGTCTGACGCTCGTAGAGAGCACGTGCTTCGTGGTGCGTCCGTTCTTCTTAATAAAGATTGGCCAAGTACTGTCTATCCACGCTTACCGTGGGCAGATGACACCATGAGCGTACCTGGTGTACCAGTTAACGCACTTAAGTCAATGGCCGGTATCAGCACTGACTCTTTTAGCATTGCTGATACAGCCTTTAAGACTAATAGGGTCCGCCGATGGATTACAGAGAATGACAGTACACGATGGATGAAGAACACGGAGGCGTCTTTGACTCTTCCATGTTCATCTATTAAGAAGAATAAGCTTCGCACTGATGAAGACATCTTTGGCGCACTAGTCACAAGCTTAGGTGCACTGATTGGTCCTCACACAGATAAGACCACTTGGTGGTCTCCAACATACGTTCATGCTCTTAACGCAGGAACTCCCATTGCAACTGATTGGATCTCTAGTAGCAAGATTGGCGATGCATGGAATCATATAGCAGCAGGAATTGAAGAAATGTCTCAGATAGATCATTACGAGCTGTCTGTTACGCAAAAAGAACAATACATTAGTAATATAGCTAATGAGCAAGACACACTTACACATATACAACAGTTAGTCGGTAAATGACATGAATACACTATTTAATAATTGGCTAGGAAAGACTAGTGAACTTCAAAAGAATGTTTACAAAGTCGATTACGGCAAACTTCACGGCAGCGATCCAGAAGATCTTAATTATCTAATTGAGTACATCCGATGGAATATGCTCGCAATCGATGACGAACTTGCAGAAGTTCGTAAAGCAATCTCATGGAAGCCTTGGCAACACGATGAACCGTACGCAGACCGCAAAGAAATTCTTAAAGAATGTGTCGATGTTCTCCATTTTGTTGCTAACATTCTATGCGCTGCTGGTGCTACTGACGAGGAACTTGACGCCGAGTATCTCGCGAAAATGCAAGTCAATGCCAATAGGCAAAAGGCTGGCTACAAAGTTCTCGATGAGGGTGTTAAGTGTACTGCATGCTTTAGAGCACTGGACGACTACGACGTATCATCGTGTAAAGAATCACAATGTCCCGAAAGGAAAAATAATGCCTGAAGTAGATTTTGATTGGGTTCGCGCTCAGATGGATCAAGCAAAAGTAAAAGTAGGTGCCGGTAAGATGGTACTTAAACTTTTGGAAACATGGGACGGTGCTGGTTTATCTGTTGCCGCTTCAAAAGAAGCAGTAGAGCTATTTAGTAAGTTAGCTCTTACGCATGCTCTCATCGACGATAATCCTGATGAAGTATGGGTCCCAGCTCAGCCGGGATTTCTAAAAGTTGCCGATGAAGTTCGTGTCAAGCAAGATGCGTATGACGGCTCACTTGGTGTAATTCACAATGGGCGACGCGGAAAGATTACAGCTATTAGATACGGTGATGTAGTCATACGTTCTACAGATGGTAAAGAGCCATTCTTAGACGGCACTCACTATACGCCATATCTTCTTGAGAAAAGAATTCGCTAATGCGAGTCAGTATTGAGTTTGAAGTAATTGGTTCTACTATTGATGAACTTCGCCATAAGGCTAATGAGTCATGGCAAGAGTTTATGAATGTAGAAGACGAGCCTCTGCCTTTTGATGCTGAGTTCATTATTAGACCGTATGAAGTAGATCACTACAAAGCCACTGTTGCAGTAAGAATGAAGATTGAAGATGACAGTGAGTAAGAAACTTCCACGCCAAGAGTGTCTTGAAGACGCTGCACGCATTATTTCTGGTGACCGCGACAAGCAGTACGGCGGACCAGAGAACAACTTTAATCGTATTGCACAAATCTGGTCTGTGATCTTTGGAATCCCAGTTACTAAAGAAGATGTTGCTATGGCTATGGTTGCAGTGAAGGTTGCTAGATACGCCTCAAAATCTGGATTTCAACCAGATACGTGGACAGACATTGCTGGATACGCCGGCTGTGGATTTGAAGTTGGCCTACTAGATAGTAAATAGCGGTCACGGTTTCTCAATGAGACGTGATAAGTTTTACTAAAGCATAACGAATGATAGAGGATACTCACTATGTCTAAGAAAACATTTATCGACTGCAACGGCCTCGCTGGATTTATGAGCTATGGCTTTGTTCAGTCAGGCATGGAAATGCGGCTTCGCACAGGAACGCTAAACTTTGGCAATCCTATTGCTGAACTCAACAGGCATCACCTCGGTGACAACTGGAGTTCTTTCTTTTCCGATGATGAGTCAGAGTGGCCAGTACAGCAAGCAGATGTAGTTGTCGGTTGTCCGCCATGTTCTGGTTGGTCTGTATGGTCCGGTCCTGCTAATCGCGGCCCCGACGCAGCAGCACACGAACACACGCGCGCGTTTATGCGGTATGCGGCTAAGGTTCAACCTAAGCTTATTATCTTTGAATGTGTTCAGCAGGCATACACTCAAGGACGTGATGCAATGGTCAAGTATCGTGACCTTGTTGAGTCGTTGTCTAATAAAAAGTACGACCTCTATCACGTAATGATGAACAACCTCCAAGTTGGCGGATTCTCATACCGTCCTCGTTACTTCTGGGTTGCTGCTGAAGAAGGTCTTAACTTTGGTGCATCAGTAACAGCGCCTGAAGAAATGCCAACTATCATGGACATCATCGGCGATCTAGAAGATTTAGAAATGTCATGGGATCCACAAAAGATCAAAAAGACTCCAAGCAAGTACGTTAAGGATCTTGTTCGCAAAGATGGTCTTGTCGACGGACACATTGCAAAGTCAAACGTCCATGCTCAAAGAATCTCAGAAGTATTTGACATTCTCGGTAATGGTGGCTGGTCAGGCAGAGAGAATTTAAGTAAGGCGCTTCGCAATGCTGTTGCTCAGAACAACGACACTTTCCCACAGTCATGGGCTGGTGTAGCAGAAAAGATCAGAGGAAAAGATTTTGATCTTGGTTTCTCACAGCCTGCTCGTTGGCCTGCAAACTCATGGTGCAATGTGCTGACTGGCTCATGCCTTGACCATGTTGTTCACCCGACACAGCCTCGTTTAATTACTCATAGAGAGGCTGCTCGTATGCAAGGTCTTCCCGACGATTGGGAATTCTCAGAAGCACGCGGATACTCTGCACTGCAATCTACTTGGGGTAAGGCAGTAGCCGCTCAGGCAGGTAAGTGGATTGGCGACATGGCAATGGCAGCTCTTGAAGGTCAGCCTGCTGGTCCTCAAGGAGAACTTATCGGTGATCGCGAGTACTTGCTTCACACTGACAAAGGCTTCAGCCGTCACTTCGTTAAGCGGACTTGGTACCCAGAAGTCTAGAATCTAAGAATCTTGCGGGTGCATGTGTTATAGTGTACTTAACGACACAAGGACGGCATCATGCAATCATTTCTTACATCACCGTATTCATTTGAAGAAACGGCTTCTCATATAGACAACAAGCGTCTGCACAAGCAAACACT